TCCGGGAGCATCGGGGCTACGAAGGGTGGGAGCGGGGGATTCCCACGCATGTCAAGGCGCAGTACGCAGGAGGCATGGGATTCATGTCGTTCGGTTGCGGTTGGGACTACGGAAAGAAATGCCGCTGGGAGACCGACGTGCTGGTCGGTTTTCTGCCCGGGGCCTATTCCGACCGGACGCATACGACCTTCACGCTCCGGCAGAATTACATTCCGTGGAGCATTCGGTGCTGCGAGCGGTTCGCCATCGAGCCTTTCACGACCGGAGTTTATCTCAACCTGATTACGGGCGAGGATTATTGGGTGCGCGAATCCGACAAATATCCCGGCGACAGCTACTACGGCTTCACCTCGCGCCTGCGGACGCATTTCTACGTCGGGCAGCGTTTCACGTATTACCTGAAAAACGACAGTTTGCTGCGTCATATCACGCTTTATTACGAATTGAGCGCCAACGACCTCGACATCGTCGCCAAATGCGGGAACAAGTCGCTCGACTTGTCCGAGATCGTCTATTTCTCGGTGGGGATCAAGTTCCAGTTGTTGCGATAGATGTGCCCTTCCGGCCCGGGGAGGGCGCAGAAACCGGATGAAGACGGCGGATACCCTCCCCGCATCGTCTCCCGGCACATGTAGGGGGCAGACAAACGAAAAAAGCGAGAATCAAAAGATTCTCGCTTTTTGTACCCCCTCAGGGGCTAATAGACTGTCATTTTTTGAATTTGTATTTTATTGATATTGCAGTCATTGTATTTGATTATCCGTGCTTTGCATAGTTTTATTTGTGACAACTACGGACAAATAAGGACATTTGTATTTGGATGTGTGGTGCAAAAAAGCTAAACTTGCACCACCACACTTACTCTTGGACCAATGGCTACTATATCCGCTTTTGTTCGTACTTCAAAGAAAGGAGCTAAATGCAAAGTTCGATTCCGCATTCGGGATGGACGAGACATTCAACTTTTTTACACGTCAAATTTAGAAATAAATCCGGCACATTGGGATTCAAAGCGGCAAGAAATTAAATCGAAAGTAATTTATGATACTATCGCAAGGGGAAAGTTCAACGCCGATGTTGCAAAATGGAAGAATCTTTTATTGGATGTATATGCTTCGCTTCCCGACAAAGAGAATGTATTATCCGATACATTCCGTATCGAAGTGGACAAGCGCCTGCACCCTGAAAAGTTTCATTTGCTAAAACCCGGATTCTTCGATATTTGTGACGAATTTATTCATAAGCGCAAGCTATCGCAGGTTCGCCAGGCCAATTTCAGGGTTTTGTTCCGAATATTGAAAAGGTTTGAGCTGTGGAGACAGATCAAAGAACCCGGATATATCTTGGATATTGACACTTTGTCATTGGACGACTTGTATGTTATCGACAATTATCTGCGCAACGAGCATGTTATCGCTACTGCCAATCCTCAAATATACAAGCAGGTTCCTGAATCCCGTAAGCCGAGCCCGCGAGGATCGAATACGATCTGCGGTATGATGAAGAAGTTGAGGACGATATTTATATGGGCGGTAGATAATGATAAGACAACGAACAACCCTTTTAAGAAGTATGCTATTGAAGACTGCGTTTATGGGACCCCTTACTATATTACTATAGATGAGCGGAATAAAATATTTCATACGAATCTTTCTCGACATCCTCGGCTATCCATTCAACGAGACATCTTCGTATTCCAATGCTTGATTGGATGTCGGGTTGGTGATTTGTATACATTGACAAATAATAACTTGATTCGCGGTGCTATCGAGTATATTCCACGTAAGTCGAAAGATGGTCGGCCTATAACGGTTCGTGTTCCTCTTAATTCTGTAGCTTGCGAGATATTGAATCGTTATGCCGACTATGATGGACCGTCGCTTTTGCCATTAATAAGCGAACAGAAATACAATAAAGCCATAAAGCGAATATTTCTTGCCGCCGGATTGAAGCGCAAAGTCACGATATTGAACCAACTTACACGGGAGCCAGAGCAACGACCTATTTGGGAGGTTGCATCGTCGCACTTGGCTCGACGAACTTTCGTCGGTAACTTGTATAAACAAGTCAAGGACCCCAATCTGGTAGGGTCATTATCCGGCCACAAGGAAGGCAGCAAGGCATTCGCCCGCTATCGGGACATCGATGAGGATATGAAAGTTGATCTGGTCAAACTTTTGGAGTGATCATATCACCTCCATGATCTTTGCGATCACCAGAGCGAACAGCGGCGCCGAGCACTCGTTTATTTCGAGCTGCGATACCCAGTATGTCATTTCGTCATTCATAATAAAGTAGCGTCCTCGCATTACTTGCGAGGACGTTTTCTTACATCAGTTCGTTTTCGAAATACTCGCGGACAAAGTGCTTCCGGTCTTTGTCACAGAGTTTTTCCACGGCTTTCCGGTAGCACGACAGCGCCATTTTCTCGGACGGGATTTCAGACGGGGAGGCGTGCCCCATATCTTCGGCGATGCTCTTGGCATGATCGCTGTATATCATTACAGCCGTGACCCATAAGGCATTGTCGTTGTAATACGGTTCTTTTTCGATGTCTCCGCCCAGTTTTTCGACGGTTTGCAAGAATGCCTCCTTGCTCCATCTGGGCCCGGTACTTCCGTCCTGATTGATCAGTTTTGAAGCTATCGTCTTTGCTTCGGCATCCGACAGATAGTTGTTCCAGCATATCGCTTCCAGTTTTCCAAGCCATATCTCCGCAATGGCTGGCGATGATTCCGCCACTTTTCCGAATGCCCACATCTGGGCCCCGGCAAACACTTTTTTCGCGTGTTCATCATCCATGTCGGCCATCTTGTCATGCAGCCGTTCGTAGCATTCCTTTAATTCGATTGAAGTCATGTCTAACAGTTTTTACACACCGACACGCGCGGGAGCGGTTTATACACTCCTACGATATTCGGCGTTTGAATTATTACTGCCGGTTCGGTCTTTTCTTTGGAGGTTTCCGTTCCGGACTTCTTGTCGTTCTTTGCCATAATGTTTCGTATAATTTATCCGCACCGTAATATGCGAATCCAATCCAATTAGCAATGTATGCCATAAATAGGGATAACCCTACTGCACATAGTATGTTGCATCCGTTGACGAGCAGCACGAACAACGAGGCCCAGAAAGAGAGGCATTTCGGACATACCATGATCTGACTGCCGATCTGCGCTATTTTTTCAGCCAGTCCAAGGTGTTGCGCAATGGTGGCGCATACCATAGTGAGTAGGGCTATCCACAGCATACCGCTACGCTGTTTGGGTTGCGGCCGTTGCTACCGTTACGGTAATCGGCGTTTCCGATACGAATGTACGGCTGCACGGCTGGCAGGCAGATGCTGCTACTGCGTTCATTGCAGCTCCCTGCTCGATAGTTACGGTGGGTGCCGACGCTGACTGAATGGGAATCGTGAAGTCCTGCGATAGAGGCTGCTGTTTGGTGCATCCGCATCCGCCGTTGCACGGAACATAGGAGATGATGCCCTCGACGTGGATGGTAGCCACATATCGCCCCGTTCCAACCTGAGACAACGATTTCAGCGAGAACTGCGGATTGAATACCGGAGTGTTGTCTGCACACGTCGGATAGCAAAGACGCTGAGTGATGTTCACCTCATAAAAATACGGTGAGGCTACTGATCCGGCAGCCAGTACGGGTGTAATAACTGCTGCTTGAATTTTGTTACAACTCATAAAATGGGTAATTATTTGGTTTTGCCTCCTACTGTCTCTATTTTTTCATCCGCGCCGGAGGCATTAGGCTCGGAAGTAGGGTATAGTGCATCGTATATCGCGTTTATTTTCGCCTCGAAGGCGTCTACGCGGCCGTGCAGCGTCACGATATTGTCGTTCGTTACCTGCACGCCAAACAGAATCTGTTCGAAAAGGTTCCGCGGTTGACGCGGTTCCTGGGGATTAGTATTCTCGCTCATCGTTTCAGAAAGTTTTGCACGAAAAAGTTGTTCTTGTATTTTATCAGCAGGTCTTTCAGTTTGGACGCTGTCACGAGTCCGCCACGCTGGTAGTTTTCGTTTACGAAATCATAAGCGGCTTGCTGTACTTCCCTGGCCTCCTGCTCGGATTCGGCATATATGTATACTTCGATCTTGTATGGTTGCATGGTTTATAATTTCGGTAATGGTGGAACATCTGCAATGGGGGCGGCGCTTACGGAACTTATCGGTTCTCCGCTTCTGATGGCTCTGAATAGGTTGTAAGCGCCTACTAATTTGTCCTGATTGGCGTCAGCCCATCCGAACAGTTCTCCGATGGTTGTCTTTGCCTGCTGGAGCATAGAGGGCGGCACCGGATCGAAATCGGGGACCTTTTCCATGTCTTTCATGTAAAAGTCATACATTCTTTCCATTGTGGCCACATCACCTTGATACATCTGCATTAGTGATCGTTTCAGGGCATCTTTGGATGATGTGCGGATCATATCCATATTGTGATATTCTTTTTTGGCGAATAGCATATCGTAGCGGTTTTTAAGAATTAAGGGCGGGGCGGAAATCCGCCCCACCCCGGAAGGGCTAACCCTGGCACGTGTCGCAACCGCAAGGCTGCGGGGCGGAGTACCTCGCTACGCGAAGGAAGTTGCATCCCCCGATGGCGGAGTTGATACCCGAATTGCCATTGATCGCCTGAGCCAGTGCGATCGCTTCGGCGTTCGACAGCGCGTTAGCGCCTGCACCTGCCCCGGCACCTGCCCGTACATCAACGTACTGGCTGATCGTAGGCGCGTGGTTGTTCTGCCACCCCTCCCGCGAAACGCGCTCTTGGAGCTGAGTTTGGGCGAGGATGTCGATAGCCTTGCTTGCGCCCTCGCTGCGAGCTTTGGATGCCTGGTTGATGCCCCAGATACCGGCCGCAGCCAGAAGAAGCGCGCCGCCGCCCAAACCGGCAGCCAAACCGATTCCCGTGGCAGCCATACCGTCACGGTGCTTGTAACAATGGCGATTGTTATCCCACATAGCCAGATCGCCTTTCGTTAAATAATCTGCTTCCATGTATATACATGATTTCGTCCGCCTCTTACCTCTTCAGCGATTGAGGTAGCATTGTATTATAGCTACAATGCAAAGGTGGTCCGGATCGGCAGGGTGGTCAACGGGATGATTCGAAGGCTATGCGCACTTTGTTCGCAATGCGTTCAAAGGTCACTTTGAAGATGTGCCCGCTCTGAGAGAGGCGGTCCTCGAACTGAGAAAGCATTTTTTCGATGCCCCGGCGGGAGAAATTCATCATGCGGGCTATTTCGCTGATGTACATGCCTTCGCGTCTTAACAGATGGACGAGTATATAACGGGCATCGACCGTTTCGGCGGTGCGACAACACGAAAGGATTTGTTCAGGTGTCAATTCCGTTTCATTTGCAACGGTTTTAAGTATTTGTGCAAAAAGCTCTGTTTTACGCATCTCCATCTCAAATATTTGTTTTAACTTTGATTATCCACTAATGAAAAGCCATACGCACCGGATCAAGGAATAGTCCTCAATGCTCGGTGCGTATGGCACACATTAGTGGAATAATGAAGAGGGGCGTTGGGGACTTTTTATGCCCGTCCCCCAGAGGTATTAATTTATCGCCATTGGGCGAACCGCTGCCTTATTTGTGCATATCCGGGAATATGCTGGCAGTTATAAGCCTCCCTTTCAAAGGAGATATTGCGATAGGCATTCCCTTTCATAAAGAGTCGCACGACCCATTCGACAAGGTAGCATAGATAGAATCCCACATACAGCAGTTCTTTCATCTGCTCGGTGTGTATCGCTTCGTGATTGACTGTCGTTTCCGACAGCTGGCGATACTCTTTGCGGGCGAATATCACCCCGAAGAGGTTGATGGCGGCAAATCCCGGGAATGGGATGATGTTGTTGTAAATAATCTTCATAGCGGTAATTATTAAAAATTCCACAGCACTACGCCTGCCTGCACCCCGATCGTCGGCTGCAAGCCTTGCGGTGTGTATCCTACGCCCACACCGGCCGTCACGGCAAACCTGCTGTGTTTTGTCACGGTTCGGGTAATGGTCCGGTTGTAGGTCTCGATCCATTCCAGCCGGGGCGCCAAATCCCCGATAACGGGGCCGACCACCCGGGCATAGTAGGTAGAGTCCCGGTATTCGAGCGTGCGCACCGGGATTTCCATCTGCACGCTGTCGGCGCCGTTCACAGCCTCGACAACCCGCACCACCGTATCCGCGGGGGCAAACAGCAGCCGCGGGACATTCACCGTCACCAGCTGTTCGGAAAAACCGTACGACTGCGGCCGCTCGTAGAACACGGTATCGATACGCACTTCCGACCGGATTCCCACCGAGGCAGCTCCCCGTCGGTATCCCCATCCGAAGATCAGCGCCCCGGCGACGAGCGCGGCGAGCAGGTATGGAATCAGATGTTTCATCCCTTGATGAACAAATCCCACCCTGCATGTACATCGAACATCTTGGCTTCGACGCCGTTCTCCACAAACGACATTGCCGCAACGATGGGTACCATCACATCCCGATTTGTCGTAGTGATCCGGCTGTCGGCGGGTACACCCGATCTCTCGGCCACGGTACGGATATAGGCATCCGTGTGGTTCTCGTTCGACGGCGCCCAGCGTCCGATCATCTTTCGGATGGTGTCCAGTCCGTAGTTGCGCTGGTAATTGTTCAGCAGTTTGAAGGCGGCCCGGTAGCCGTAGGCCACCGTTCTAAACTGCGCGAAACGGCTGTCTTTCGACGGCACGATCTCGCCCTGCCAGGGGTTTCCGCCCTTTGTTTTCTCAATGTTGAGCGGATTGTTGTTTCTAATACCTCGTGTCATGTTAATTTGATTTATTAGTTCCGTCCAAATACTTTTTGGCCTCTTCGACCGTGACCTGCATTTTGCGGGCGACTTCTCCGGCCAGCACTTCACGGAATATTCGTAGGAACCGCATTTTCGGATTTACGATCAACGCCGATCCTCCCATCGACCAAAGTTCGACCAGACAGATCAGGGTGCAGATAGCGATCACGGCGAGTTGCGATTCCAATTCCGCCATTCGCTCGATCAGCACAAACGCTGCGATCACCGAAGCATACAGCGCCAATTTGGACAGCATTCCATGCCGTCCGAGTTCGGACAGCGCGAAATGTCCGCGTTTGATTTGGGCCGCAATACCCCAGACAGTATCGAGGGCCACACATACTACTACGGCATTGATGGCCATCTCATACCCAGCGAAGAAATTCACGATGAAAATGCCTACCGCAGCGATCCATCCATAAACAGTTTGGAACATTTCGCTCAGTTTGTAACCGATGTTAATGATTATTTCAGTCATCCGTGCCATTGTCGGTGCTATTTGTCCGGGAACCTTTCCCTGATTTCGGCTTTCTTAGCCAGGTACAGCGCCTTCTGTTCGTCGGCCTCGGCAATCTTGCCTTCTGCGATGTAGCCTTCGTAAGCCATCAGGTATTGGTCCGCCTCGGCGCGATAGGCCATTTCCCGCAGCTGTTCGGGAGCGGGTGTATATTCCTGTTTGTTGTCGAATTCGACAAAATCATCTTCGGACTCCCCTGGAAGAAGGAGACAACGGGACAACGGCGAAGCGAACTTTGCATCGCATTTACGGTACATATACTTGCCATCCGTGGCAAGTATCTCTTTTCCATGTATTCTCATAACGAAATTATTTTTATGCGGTTGCAAATGAAATCTGCCTGGATTGAGCTGTTTGCACAAGAGCCTTCCACTCGTCGCCTGTACCTCCTACTTGTGCAGTAGGCTGCATTGTCCCCGTAAGATAACCGTAGGTAGTCGGGTGAACGGTGATTGTAATTGGCGACGTGTTGGAAGCGTGTTCCAACAAATAAGCAAGCGATTCATACGAGATATACGGGCTGTTGCCTAATATATTCAAACTGACATTCAGCCTCTTAAAAAATATGGATTCTAATTTCGACAGACTGGTATTCATCCCGGAATTAGTAATATCCGTTGTTTTGGATACTCCGTAGACATCTATGACACCCAATATCTTTTTCATCGAATTACATCCGAAAACGCTCATCCCCTTTATATAAAGAGGCTGATCGGAATCGATACCATCGGATGCAAATACTTCCATTTTATTTTGGCCATACAAATTCAAAACATTGCATTTCCTGAAAAATCGGTAGAATTTGAAATTGGTCCTTATTGTAGTTTCACCATTTAGTCTCGACGAAAAATTCGCATCTGAAACTGCATCACTCACAGGTACGTCATGATACATCCAGGCTTTCATCAAATCCGCTTCTGTCAAATCGTCGATCCCGTTCATCTGATAAAAGCCCGTCTCTTCGTTATATATGGCTCCTGCTGTCTCGAATAACATTCTCATTTTAATGGCCGCCTCGGCGACAACGGAGGTCACCAATTCCCCGTCGGAATAGATGTTGCCCTGCTCGTCTGCGGTGATTTCCGGCGTGTCGCCCTTCGGACCAACAGGACCTTCCGGGCCTGCGGGACCGGCCTCGCCCGGATCGCCTTTGTCACCCTTCAACAAACGCTCGACGATTACTGTAACTTCCGGCGGCGTGTCCCCGTCACTCGGACCCTCCCACAGCTCTATATTGACGGTGCCGGGAATGGTGACATTCATTTCTCTGTCGGGGAAAAGGCTGTCGGGGGCGTCCGTCTGCAAATAGTAATGCAGGATTCCGGGGGCCAGACGATGATGGTCTACAAAAACCATAATAGATTCATCGTCGAGCGGCGAACAGTTGTTGTATGTCGTCCCGTCGAACGAGGCAACATACATGTTATATGACGGTGTGTTGGGCGTTTTAAGCCCTAAACGCCACGGATAATCGGGTAACTTGCCGCCTGAAAATGCGAATACAATACGGAAATCGCTGGCACAGTTGACGTGGCGAATATTGTCATCGGCCATATTTATTCCTCTTTGCGTTTCGGAGATACTGTTTCGTACTCGTCGTAATCTTTTGCGAGCGCTTCGAAATCGTCACGGTGTTTCAGGTCTTGCGCGATATACCATTCAGCCGCCGGAGCCGTGATATTGTCGGCGGTATATACTTTGCCTTTGTATCTGAAAGCGATACCCCTCTTAAGGATGTATCCGCCGTTTTCCTGCTTGTTCATAGTCCGTAAAATTAGTATTGCCGCATCGTGATGACAGTTCGGGCATCGGGCGTTGAATGATGCGGTGAAATCCTTGCCCGTGATCTCCTCCCAATCCGCTCTGATAGCAGCCTTGTCGGCATCGGATAGAGAGGGGGCCGAAACCCTCTCTCTATACCATTCCTGTGTCTGCATGATTAGGCCGCTGCCGAACACAGCGATTCGAGCGCCGCCTTCGTCGTTGCGTAGTCCGTCTTGTAGAAGAACAGTTGCGACGTCGGGGCTCCGGTCTCGGTAATGTTGCCTGTCCAGCCGCCGGTGTCCCCGCTCTTGTCCATGTTCAGGTCTACTCCGGTTGCACCCTGCTCCCAGCCGATGACGACAAACGCTTGCTTACCTGCGTCGCCTTTCTCCATGTTCTCGTAAATGCAGACGTATTTGTCCTGCTTGAGCCCCATGATGGCGGCGGCGTTCTCCGGGCTGTCGGCCAAGAGGGTAACGGGCAGAACCTTGTCCCATGCGGTGTCGATACTCGGGTTTTGGTCTGTGATGGTGATCGCCGGGGTTTCATTCGACGGGTTCCGGACCTTGTACCCCCGCTTGCCGGTCAGAGCCACCAAGTTGGTAATCATGAAGTCCTCGCGCGTGGATTTGTCCCAGTCGATAGCATCCCGGGAGATGAAGTAAAACCATTTTTCCACGCCTTTCGCGTGGGGCTCGTTGCAGTCGTTGAGAATGTCCCGCCCGAGCGTAGTGGTGCATGTTTGTACTGCCATTAGTTTGATGTGTTAAGTTAGACAAAGCACTTCGCGCTTATGGCAGATGCGGCCACGAAAGGGTGGCGATATGTATGTGTCGTTTCGTACATGATTCCGCGGCTTATATCTTCATAAGCGTTCGTGTCAAAGGTGCTAACCTTCGGCACATTGTGCAAGAATTATTCGTATTTTTTTCGACCTAATTTTCCGAGGCTGTTTTGAACCTTGACCCGCTTCTGCCCCTTGTTGATGTCAACCACCGAAACAATGGGCGCCGGCATATTCATCAGGGCCCGTTCCATCATGCGCTCCATCCCTCTCATTCCGTCGTTGCGCTGGGGAAGATTCGATACCTGGATGGCGTTTCCGCCGCTTGCCACGTTCATGGCTGAGAGCATTGCGCCCCAGTCGTTGACAGCCTGGGCGGTCATCACGGCTTCGCCGTTGGATAACATTGCGGGGATGCTGTCCGAAGTTCCGGTGCCCGGGCCCGTGACAAGGCCGCCGGAGGCGTATTTAGGTGTTTGTGCCGAATCTGTGACTTGTGTAGCTTGCGCAATGGCTGCAATTACCGCGGCGACGCTGCTTGCAATCTGAACGGGAAGCAACCACGGAATGGAATACTTGGCAGCATTGGCGACAGCGCCCGCAATAGCTTGTGCTTGTTGTAATGCAACTTCGAATATTGCCAATGCTTTCGAAAATTCTGCATAACGTTCCCCTTCGCCGCCCAGCGCATCGAACATTGCAGAGAAACTACCCATAGCTTGGGCGGCCGCTCCTAATGCTTGCTGCGTTTGTCTGGCTTGTTCTTGGGATGATTTTTGTTGTTCGGTTTGTATTGCCTGTTCAGCTTTGTAAATACTTTCACGGGCGGCTATCCGACGGGCTTGTATTTCTTCATCAGTTTCACCGGCTTGCCGGAAAACATCCTCCAGTTTGTCAATCTGTTTAATCTGTTCTTTGTAAATTTCGATCATTTCACGGGCAGCGCCCAGATCACTACCATCTATTCGAGCTTTATTGATCCGGTTTTTGAACTGCTGCTCCCATTTTTCGACCTGCTTTTTGAAGTTATCGGCAATATCTTTATCGGTATTTTTCAATGTTTTATCCAGTTCCTCCCCGAGCGCCTTAATAGCTTTCACATTAGTTCTCATAGCTTCTTCGACCTTTTTAACTCTTAATTCTTCGAGAGTGATTACTTTTTTGGTCGATTTTGCTACTTTATTATTGGCGGCCTCCTCAATACCTGCATTTTTGAGTATTTCCGATGCCGTATTTTGGCTTTCAACGGATACATTTAGGTACGCTTCGGCTTGGGCTTCTAAAGCACGGACGGGGGCCATTAATTCATCTTCTTCGGCCTTTGTATAAGCTCGGTTTACTTTAGTAAATCCACCTCCAAAAGAGCCTCCGGCGCTTGATATTGTCGTCGTGTACCCTTTTTTTATTTCCTCCTCGACCTCTTGCTGCTTGATCAGTGCCTTTTCATAGGCTTCGGCAGCCAGTTTCATCCCCGCAGCTGCCCGTGCTCGCATACTTAGAGCATCGGTTAAGGCCGTCGTATTTGTTACAAGAAGGTTCTCTGCATCATTTACATTCGTTACCTTGACCCCGAGATCGTCGAATGCGTCTTTATTATCGACAATGAACTGCTTTCGCGCCTTTAGATCGTCCCCTAAAGCCCTCCATTGCATTTGCAATTCTTTCACTTTGGCGATTTGTTCACCGATGCCGTACCCGTCTTTCTTCAAAGCGTCATTCACCTTATCTTGTGCCTCGGCCATAGAGAGCGCCGCTTCTTTGGCCGTAAACAGACCTTTCACCCACGCCCCAATCTCTTTCCCGTAGGCCGTCAGCAATGTGATACCCACGACCAATGCCGTTTGCCAGGAACCAATAGCCGAAAGCACTTGTTTGAACACCGAAACTGTCGGCTTGCCCTCCGCTCGCAGCGCTTTGTTGGCCATCCTTGCTCGGGTCAATTCGTCCGCAAACATCGGGAGGTTGTTTGAAATCGCCAGAAAGAACTGTTGAAATGACATCGTAAGTGATGGAAGTTCTCGGGCGAGTTGCTGTACTTGGAACGTAAGCGGGGTAAAACCTTTAGCTGCGCTCGCATAGTTCCCGACATTATCCCGAAAGTTCAACAATGATGCGTTTGCTTCGTTCAACTCGGTCTGCATCTCACGAATTTGAGAGCTCAATTTGCCGCCTACATCTGCATTGTTCCGCTCTTCGCGGCTTAGCTTGTTGTATTGAGCCGTAAGGGCTTGAACCCCCGCCCGGAGTTTCTCAACGCTTCCTTCCAGGTTGATTTCTTCTCGAATATTTGCCTGAATCTCCCGGGTATAGGCCGACATCTCGGTCCGCAACGCCTTTATAAGTTGGTTTTGCTTGGCAACACCTTCGGAATCACCCGCTTTCTTGAACTCTTGCAGTTTGACTTTTGCGGTGTCAATAGCCGCCGAGGCGGCCTCCCATCCTTTGATTAAATCCGAATATCTGAACTGGATATTAATGATCTTGTCGATAGTGTCTTGTGCCATATCTCTTCATATGGGTTAAATGGTTAATAACTAAACTAATTCAGCCTCAATGTTCCCGGAGGCGGGGACTGGCCCGAACCAACATTCGCCGTTGTTGCTGGCTTCGATATAGAACCGCTCACCTACATGGTCTGCTAACTCTTGGCCCATCATGCTGGATAATTCCTCGAACGAAACTCGAACCGTCAGATCGTCTAATACATCGAACCAGCCAAGCCACGAAGTAGTGAGTTCGAACATAAGCTCTATATTATCGCCGGCTTCAACCCCGCAGGCGTGTACGTCGATGATGACCATGCGCTCTGCTGCGGCCGCCTCCTGTATCACAACAATCTTACGCTCTATTGATGGGGCTTCTTTCAGATATACCGTTACTTGTCCTGTTCTTTGCTCGCTGGTAGTGTTGGCATATGAATAAATATTGACAGCATAGGCATCTACCTCAGCGAGGGCAACGGCGTCTCCAGAATAGCTCAATATTTGAGGTGTTCCGTTAGAACTCCAAGATACGCGATTTTGCTTGGCGGCGGCTTCGATATTGATTGATATATCTCCGGCGCTGCCATTGAGCGTCAAATAATATTGCTTTTTTTGTTGGTCAGCAATTGATTCTTTCCACTCTGTTAGCTTATCGCCTCTTTCGAGTTGCGCCATTCGGAATGCTACCACGGTCGTAGAAGTAGTGGGATTAGCATACAACACGAATGCAGGATTATATTTCATAGCTTTTTGGTAAGATGACAATCTGATCCATTTTCCGGTCATCGTTGAATCAATTATGAATACGAATCCTTCGGAGTTCTCTAATCCGATACGGATTCCGACGGGTTCATTGGCCCACACGTAGGCTGAGGCCATATAAGACGAACCTTCGGCAATCTGATTGTCATCGAATTTACCCAGTTGACAGAACGCGCCATTAAGCACCCTGAGTTTTGGATTTCGAACTACAGCGCATTTGTATCCCTCGAACATTTCAGTCGATACAGAACGGAATTTACCCCATACACCGCCTTCCGTATCGAAAGTAATAGATTCCGAGTCGTTAAGCAGGTTTACCCCATATCCCGCTCTCAACTGCGATATGCTCACCTTGCGGTTGACCCAGTAGGCTTCACCAACTCCCAGAATAACGGGATCGTAATCAATATCTGCGTCTGATGTGTTTTGAGGAACTTTTATAGTGAGCAACATCGTGCCGTCTTCGGCAGTTTGAAGCGTCGCCGTCAAACGGCTGTCTTTCGAAACCACATAGGGCGTACCATTCGACTGAACACTATACGTAATAGTTGTTCCGGCAGATGTTATGTCGGTCTTGCTTTGGTCGGCATTTTGGCCATCCAAATACAGGTAGTAGTGGACAGGCACAACCCCGTCCACTTTCAATTTCAGCAGTTGGCAGTCGCAAATGCCATCCTCGCCCGTTTCGACCGAGTAGATGGCGAATATCAGCCCGAATTGGGCGATATACACCGGCTTCGTATAGTCGAGGTTATAGAGGTCGAGAGCTGTGAGTTTTGCCCGGATGGTGATGATCCGGAGGCGGTCCACGACTTTCTGATAGGAGGCGTATCGGGTCTTCACGATACCTCCATCGCCGCCGAACTTCATCCACGGGTCGAAAACGCCGATGGCTTTTATATCAATGGTATTATAATATCCACCTCTAACCGATAATATCCGCGGTGAACACTCCGAATAATTGGCACCTCCTTTGCTGTCATCCTCATATATGGGGACGAGGGCGCACGGCCGATCCAGTCCTGCCGTGTTCTCGTTTTCCGACGCCGAGAAAGGCAACTCTACAAGCTCCGCTTCTTTCTCGATGTTTTCGTTCCGGATCGTGATGGTGCCGTGCGTGTCGGTCTTTACATCGTCGTCGTTGTCGTAGTCAAGAATATTGCTTTGCGCGAGGTCATCAATGGTGAAAACCGAAGCGTCGGGCATATCCACCCGGTGAATATCATTCAGAATTACCCGGTCGCTCCAGTCGATGATGTCGTTTTTCTGAACATTGGCGATTATGTCGTCGATGCTTATCAGCTTGATCGTGTTCGGGCTATTCTTATCTGCGTAGGCGAACAGGCCCTGCATGTTCATCATGGCGAGGATAAAATCGCCCTGGGAGATGTCGGGGAGGTTGGGTCCGATAGGGTATTTTGTAGGGAACGCGCAATCTTCCCAATCGGTCCATACTCGGACCGTGGGAGCATTTGAAATGCTATTATTGTTATATATCAAACCGCCGTACGCGACGATATGGAACGCTATTTCGGTGTTTTCGAATATCTCAAATGACGTTTCGAACGGGTAAAAAGTGGCCGTATATGTTAAGTAGTCGCCACCGCCTCCCACGTTGGAAAAAGACGACGCTTCGGCTATGGGTTGCAATACTTCCCAATCGGATATATCTTCTTTCCAAACTAAAACTACAATCGCAAAGCCTGTGATCTCTGATGCTGGCAGATATGTCCCTACGTTGATAGTGAATGTATTGGCCCCGTTGGATGGCGTCATAGAGATTCTGACTTTCCTATTTCCTTTGTCGAATTTAGCCGTGCACCTCCCGTATGCAATTCCTTGCGGGTCTTGAATAACAGACGACCAGCCGATAACACCTTGAATCTGGTCATCTTTCAGCGTCGTGAGGGCTGCGCTAAAAGTGAATGCCTCTGCTTTATTTGATATTTCATCCCCGTTTTTCGACACCAGCGGGATGATAGGGCCGCCGTGCGGACTGTACGCAAGGCGATCTTTCCCGTCGATAGTAATCCCGTTATACTCTTCGATATATCCCAATATAGAAGATACCGGAACCGACGGGTGCAGGTATTTGGGATTGGACAGCCCCATTCCGAAATTAATTGCCCAAAATGCCGCATCGGGCTCTTCTCCCGTTGAATCCAATAATTGTGTATTCTCGTTCCACTCGATATAAGAAACCCAATCACCCTCTGCGCCTTCCGGAGCAGGAATATATATGGTCAAATCCCGCAGATTCGCGTCGAACAAAGGCTGGAAATTGTCCGCGTTGCCCCACGTGAGGGTCACGTTGATAGTGTCCGCAATATCCGTAACCACGGCGAACCCCTGCGTGAACAGCGGCACCCCGTCTTGATACAATGCCGCCGGAAGGCGCACATAGGGAGCGTCGGCATCCACATCCGGGCGGGCTGCCTGGCCGATAGCCCGCATATTTGCAGGCGTGGGAGGCAGCGCGATGTTATAGGACCGGTTCGATTGAATGCTGTCGAGGCTCGAAAAGATCGGACTCTGATAAAGCAGGGTTATAACCTCGTCACTCGACAGGTCGCACAGAATATCGTTGATATAAAGTTCGTAGGTCGTCATAGGTTGTACTCGCGTTTTACGACTTCAATAACCAGGTCTTGCATCGGAGCTCCGCTGTCCTCGGCCTCGCTGTCCTCCATAGAGCATCGCATCCAATCGGAAAGGGTGGCATCCCACATCCACACCGCCTGGCTTCCGATGATGGTTTTGCACATCTCGTATATATCCCGTTCGACGATTCGACTGTGCAAGGTGTATCGCTTGGTCATGGTCTTGTTCTGAACCTCGAAAGGCTGGAGGGTTTCATCGAGTTGTGTATAGGTGGAATCTACGGACATTTCGTCGGCCGTCATCTCGGGAGTCCATCGGTATACATACGGAATACCCGATTTGTCTATCCATTTGAGGAATACGCCGCTTGTGCACAGGTCAACTTTTACGGGGATAGATATAGACATCTCGTCCCCTGCGTTATATAGTATAGAAGCCATCAAAGCTGTCGGCGTATAATCCAAATCTTCTACAGACACAGGGTCGAATTCAATATATGGCCCAATCTCTTGGGCGAATGTTAATTGCCGTTCGGGATCACTCAATGTAACGGCATTGGACGCCGGGACGAATACGGTTTGACGAAACATTCCATAAGGATATATGACTATCTTTTTCGCCGCCGGGTAGTTGGTGGCATTCGTGTCGCCTTTGGCTTCCACATTGAGGGCCTTGATTTCATAGTCAGCATATCCGACAATCGGACGCGACGAGTATCCGACACCTCCGCCCGGATAGGAGGCGTTGAACATCACGACAATACCTTCGCCGTACTCCTTTACCAAAGACTCGCACACCGCGCCGATGGGGAATATTGCGACGCCCCGATCATCGGTTTTGCGGGCAATGGTTATCTTGCTGGCGTCCTCGTTGGCCACGTCGTAAACTTCGAGGGTTACGTCTTGATTGCGCAAGGCCTCTTCTAATGCCACCTTGACGTATGCGTATCGGCTTTTGGTGCAGAAAAAGGTATTAGGCACCGTTATTGAATTATCCCCTCCCCAAATAGTTTTCATATATCTATCGTCGCATCTAATAGTTTATAAATGGAGGTGTCGAGCTCCTCCGTGATTCTTTCGCTGATCCTTTCGACAACTTCAGGCAGCAGGTCTTTCATGATCTCCGTTCCGCCGCCCTCCTGATGGAGTACGTTTCCGTGATCCCAGACGCTCGAAGCAACGCCATACGCATTTATCGATCTTGGTTCGAGATTCCACCGCGATTCTTTGGCTCGCGCCCACCGCTCGATGGCATTCAGAAAGGCCCCGAAACTGCCGAACTCCTCCTGCACGTCTTGCGGGGAACTTCCCTCGTCGATATTCTTGATGCCTTTGCGCCCGACAAATGAGACCGTAAGTACGCCGTTCGTAGATTCATGGATGGTTTTAAGGCTTTCGGCCGTCGCTCCGGTCGTTTCCTCCGGGAGCCCCAAAGCGTTGACATCGGCGCCGCTGTTGGTCCTTTTGGTCATTATGTTAAAGGCGATCTGTTCGGCGAGCGGCCCGAACTCGTCCTCGCAGATGGTGATGATCCGCTCGGGGCTGAACACCTCTTCTATTTGCCGGATGGTGGGCATATCAGCAGATGTTATAGGTCATAATAGCGCTTAGGGTTACGCCAGCCACCAACACGTCGAATTTGCCGTAAAAGGGCGTCGCGTTGGCCACAAGCTCGACCTCTATCCCCATCGACCGCATCCGGTTGATAAATGCAAAGGCGCGTTCTTCCATCTTTTCGACGATTGGCTGCACTTCGGTCTCCGTGTCCGGCTCCGCTTTCCCGAGGGCGTCGCAGAAATAGAGCGTCGTCGTCCGGCGCCGCGTGTCCGACATCCGTGTTTCGGAAATCGTCTCGTTGAACTGACGGAGCAATACGGGGTATTGCTTTACGTCATCCATCAGATAATTAGCTTCGGCTATCCGGGCGTACATATAGGAACACAGTCCCTCCGCCTCGGCGCATTCTCTGAATATCTCGTTGATGCTTTTTTTCATCTTCTCCGTCTCCCGTTAGATTTGTTCGCTTCATAGATGGCCCGCTGTTCCATGTTGTCGCACTTGCAGGCTTCGAATGCTTCGTATACTGTTGCCCACGGCGTATTCCATGCTTTATTCATGTCAACGGCGCCGTTCATGATCTGGCAGTATTTCCGGCATACGGCGACAAGTCCGCGATTGGGTCGCTTGACACGCGCTTTCATCTCGGCGGCCGTGAGGGGCATTTCCAGCTTTTTCCACGATTTGCCGATACCTTCCAACCCTTTCTGTATAGCTATGAAATAGCGCTGGGCACGGATGAACCGGAGGCGTCCGATTTGCTCCTCGTCTACGCTGAACCCCGCGTTCCAATCCGGATTGCCGTCAACGCCTATGCGGTTGAATTTCACGAGCCCGAGCATCACACCGAGCACGATGCAAAAATATTCGTACGACGGTTTTCGGGCTTCTATGGCGTTCAGTTCGCCCATAGTGATGTCGGCAATGTCACGCACGGGCAACCGTTTGTCGAGCCACATTCGGCGTTTCATAGGCACGAACTCCGGCTCCGGAAGGTCTTGGATGGCTTTTACGATACGTTCGGTACCCATGCTGAATAATGCACGGTTGCGCATCACAATATCATTAACCGTATCTTTGGGGGTTATCTTCATAGGTTGTAAGTATTGATCGGTTCGAATATCTCCGCGTAAAAGTCCGGGCACAGCTCCACATCATCGATGCTGTGGATGATCTCTCGGCATTCGTCTACCATATCGTTCCACACGCGGACGAGCCGATGTGTCGGAGATGTCCGCGTGCTGTTTTCGGTGTTCTTCAACTTTTCCCCGGCAACGGTGTTGAATGTCATATGGTCACGCGAATAGTAGAAATAGACATATTTGGCAATTACGGATGTCCCCTTGTCCGGTTGCGCCAGCAGCGCCACAATAGCTGGGTAATCCTCAATATTGCCGGCGACATCCGGCCCCAGAAGCATTCGCAGAAACCGAGGCTCGTATTTGGCGATATATGCCTGGATGTCGCTTATGATTTTGGGGGCAGGTCCGGCGGGTTTGCCGTCGCTCTTGGTCTCTATTCCCGCAATATATGTCTCGGGATAGGTGAAATATCGCTCGTCTAAGATCATGGTATTTTATTTGAAGATAGGGGCGGCGTGTTGCCGCCCCTATCCGGTTACTCCTCCAGGGTCTTTTTATAGAACCCTTTGGCAATCATCATTTCCGCAGTTGCCCGCGATTTGATGAGTATTTCGCCCTTGTTGATCCCGTCGTGCGCTCTAATGACTTCGACGCGCAGGACGTTGGCTTTAAGGGCGCGACGACCGCGCCTAACGGGGGCGCGTGTCATAGCTGCTTCATCTTTCGCTTTCATGGGTTACTCGGTCGGTTCTGCTGTTGCTTTCTCGATGGCGGCCAGAGCGGTGTTGATGTCGGCGACATAGATATTTGCCTTCATATCCGGCCGTGTAACGAGGGCCTGCCCGCGATACCACAGCCACAGACGATACGAATCCGTCTCCGGAACTCGCTCAATCTCCATAGTGATATTGCGCTTGTCGTGCAGCTGGAGCGTCGTTGAATCGAGCACGACGAGCTCCGAGGCCGAGAGTTTCGGGGTCGGGATAATCGTCATGCCGTGCACCGACAAGGCCCCATTGGGCAGCACCGTGATGTAGTCGCCGAGGGTGTTCTTCAGCGTGCGCATCTTGAACTCGGTGGCGTAGTTCATCAGCACGTAATTCGGAGCCATCGAATCGTTGGTCTCGACCTTTGCCTGTGTTTTCATGGCGAGTATCAGGTCGGCGATGTTCGGCGCCGACACGCTGGCTGCCACACCCGCCGTCGTTGCATTGAATGCCGTAACGCCTGATGTTTTCAGTCCGTAGATGTGTTTGGGCTTGGAGGAATCCACGCCGTCACCGTCCCACAGCAGAGAATCGAGTTTGGCGGCGATCCCCTGCTGGGCCTTCGTCTGCGCCCATGCCAGGAAGTACCCGAAATCTTCGGCGCTCTCAGCCGAGAAAGGAAGCACGGAACCGAGTTTCGCCAGCTCACGGTATTTGCCCGTAAGCGTGGCGGCGTCGGTATTGGTGTGCTTTGTCATCTCCTCCGCATACCCGGTGCCGTCGGTATAGGAAGCATCGTTGTACATGATGCGGTTCTTGTCGTCGGGCACATTGATGCGCGTGAAGAGTTGCACGAACGCATTGCGGGGGCTGGCGTCTGCGTAAATCTTCGTCGTCAGCACGGTGCGGTTGGGGTCTTCGTTCGTCACAGCCGACGTGTCGAGTTTGAGCGCGAACTCGCCCGTCGAGAGTCTGCCTCGCCCGTTCCGCATATCCTTATATGCGGCGGCGAACTCTTCCGATTTCAGCACCTCTTCCATAGCGGCGACCAGCGTTTTGTGTCCCTCCTGCTTGGGAGCGCCTTTCTTCATCGTGGCGATCTCGACGCCTTGGGCTTTAAGCGCGCCCTCCAGTTTTTCGATCTTCTCCGGCGACAGCCCGAGTTTCCCGAACTCCTCCTTGACAGCCTCGACGATCTCGTTCTGTGACTTGATGCCTGCGACCATCTCCTCGAACTGCCCTTTGATATAATCTCCGAGCGCGTTCAGGCCCTTTTTCTCGTCCTCGCTGAACTCCACGCCAGCGGGAAGCACAAATGATTTAATCTCCATTCTTCTTTGTGTTTTTTTTGGTTAATTGATATGTGAACCTATTTTCCCGAACATGTTTTCAGTGAGTGGTTTCTCCGGCTCGGCTGCGTTCAATGTCTCGATGATTTGCTTTTTGATCTTCATTTTCTCCTCCAATGACGCCGCATTGAGAGCATCGCTCATAACCTTGATGGCGTCCGGTAAACTCTTCACAGCACCGACGAATGCCGTTTCCTCGTTGGCTCCGGCAGTAACGACGGATATTTCATGCAATACGACTTCCTTAACGATGAACGCGTCGAGGGCTTCGTCATATTCCATTTTGTCCCACACGTAATTGAATCCAAATGAGAACTGATTAATATCGCCGTCTTTGAGCTGGAACCACGCCCGCTTTGCATTCGGCACCGCGTCGAAGTTGCTCAGCTTAACTTCTGCATATGCGCCGTCTTCGCGCTCTTCGATAGACAGTATCCGGCCGATAGGGTCGGCGAAATCATGTTGCCACACGAACGCGATTTTGCGGTTTGTAGCCGATTCCGGGCCCCTGTCGTTAATGGACTTGGCGAAGCATCCTTTGATAAGAATATCGCCCGCGCTGTCCTTGTTACCGAAATTGGCGAACTTCACGAGGATGATATGCTCGTCTTCGTTCGCAATGTCCGCTTTTGTCACGGCGAACTCTTTGCGGCAAGTGTTGCCCATTGCCGCCCGGCGTGCTTCTATTTGCTGAGATAAGTTCATGTTATACGATATATTTCAAAAGTTCTGTTTTAGCCTGCTCCGTAGTCATCAGACCGCCGGACACGGCATTATTCAGGGCATTTACGAGATTGGTCATGCCCGCCGCCTGTTGGCGCTTAGATTCTTGGAAGAGTTCAAGATGATCGTAGTAGGGCATCACCTTAAAATCCTCAAAGCCATATATCCTGTTGAGCACGGAGAATATATTATTTGCCTCGGGGATTATCGCGTCGTTATATAATATCGTTTTCGCTTCTTTGGCGTTGGCGTACGTTGAACCCTCTACGTCGAGCAGCACGCTCGGCACTTGGTAGATGTCCGCGATTTCTTTCTTGCAGGCTTTCTGTACGTCTGTCAGTCCCAGATCGGTAATCGTTGACGATACCGGACTTACGGCAGCATTCATGGACGTGATAGCGTATTTGAATTGATCGGCCCGGATGCCGTACTTTCTGAATGCCTGTTGTATGTTGTTCTTCTCCGACTCTGTTTCCGGCAGCCGAGCATCTCGGATAATATCGCCGCTTCCGGATGTCAGCGAGATAATAGCCAGCATACCGCGGTTGATCATCAATTCATGCACCGCTTCGTAGGATGCCACGAAAGTATTTACCGGCTTCTGCAATGATACCATTCGGGAGATGTTGCCGCCGCAAGCATTGAGATCATAAGAGGCATCTCTCACGATGAACATATCTTCTTTGGCTATCTTCATCGAAGACCCGCAAATGGTCACCGTGTAATCCACGATATCCGCATCGGGCATGAACGATAACGCCGAAGATATTGCGGCATTTTCCGTGACGCAAAGATTGGGGACAACGAACAGCTCAAAAGCCTCTGGAAACCCCACCGATTCCATGCGTACGATATAGGCTTTGCCGAAAATCTGCGTCATGGCCTCGATGTATGCCACGAAGTCCGCAATGCCTTGCACGCTATTAGGGTGCGACATGGTCCGCACGGCGTCCGGTCGTTCGATATCTTCACCGTCGTCCGTGGTGGCTGCAAGACGTAGGTTCTTAATTGCCGCGCATTTCTTCGAGATCACAGACATCAGCGGCGAGCAAAGTGCGTATGCTTTGGCTTGTCCCGCTTTGCCCCTGGTGTCGATCGTTCCCACGGTTTCAGTTGATCCCTGAAATACCGGAGGTACGCCGATGTAGCTCAATGTCGATGCCGGCAAATTTGAGGCTGTATTATTGCTTTTCCTGCGTATTTCGTAGCCGAATAGATTCATTATGCAGCTATTTGAATAAGGTTCTTGAATTCAGACTGAACGGCATATATGGAAGCGTCCCATAGATGGTTGAATTTGTCGTGCGGGTAGTTTATGGCGATGCCGTTCACCGTCTCCCACACGTACGAGTTTGCTTCTATCTGCATGTTGCGCGAACGCACGCAGTGTATCTTGCATCCTTTCATGACCGTGATGCCGTCCATGACAGACCCCGGGTATTTCCGCACGGGGATGACCGTAAGCCCTTTAATGCGCATTGCGGTTATCATGCTTTCGGGGGATTTGGCATATTTGTCGGCGCTATCTGCATAGCATCGGGATACTCCGTTTGTGAAGTGCGGCGAAAGCGCTGCATACAATTTCGAAGCGTCGGCGATAGGCTGATATATCAGCTCCTGCAAGTAAAGATGGTTCGGGACACGGAATCCGACACGTACGCAGGCTGTGGGGTCTGCTGTGAATCCGAAGTCGAGGCCCAATACAACGCGTTCGATGTCTTCGGGGAATTCGTCGATCCAGTCGATGTCGGGGAATATCAGTCCCTCCTGCGCGGCACGTACTCCGAGGCCGTACACTTTCCAGCGCCATTCGTCGGCGGTTCCGGCGGCGATATTCTCGGGTGTAGGTTCGTATCCCTCGATTGTGCGGCGAACCCCCGCCGGGCAGAAGGGATTATCCTTGTACGTCGTGTGCGTGAAAATAGTATCCGGGGCACCCTCCATATGGAACGCCCAATGCTCCGTGTATTTTGGATTCCAGTCACCGATGACCATCCGCGTGCAGCGCATGGTGATATTGTCGAATTGCGCACGGCTTACACCGTCGAGCATCTCGTTGAAATATACGATGTCGCAGTCGTGGCCCTCTTTGACATCCATTTTGTCGAGCCCCCGGAAACGAATCACGCTATCCTTGATGCGATATTCAGGGAGAATATTTTCGCCACGCATACAATCGGGATCGTATACGCCGCGTAGTTGCAGCTTCTTGCGGAAGTCGTCCAGCGTCTTTTCCTTGCAATCTTGAAGCGTGGCCCGATAACAGTATATTTTAAGAGGTACGGACGATGATGCGCATATGTCATACAGAAAGTCCGCCGTGTCGAAAGTCTTTCCGGATCGGGAGCTTCCTTCGTCGAATATACGGACGACGGCGCCGCTCCCGGCGTATAGCTGGTAGAGGTACATCTTGACCTTGTAGGTCTTGCCTCTGTATGTTACGGGATCGGGCGTCATTCCTTTACTGTCATTTTGCCTATGGATTGGATGATCTTGGCAGCTTCGGGATCGAGGACCACGGAAATAGGCTGTGTTGCGGCTGTTATCTCCTTGCCGTTGGTTGTCACATCCTGACGGTCGGCAAGATGAAGGACACGCGACGCAATCGTCGGGTTGTACTGCTCACACATAGCACCCTCCAACTGATCGGATTCGATTCGCGCGCGCACGCGTGCACACACGCTCAAAAATTCATCCTGCTTTTCGTATTCCCGGAAAGTATTCTCTACAATCTCCGCGAACACGCAGAATCCTACAAGTGTCAGCGGTCGTTCGTAAGGTACGGGAATAACAGAGCCGTCGGCCAATACCTTGTTGCTGTATCGCGGATTCGCTTTCACCCATTCGGCGTACTCTTCAAACTTGGCTTCAAGCGCTTCGGGGGTATATGCACGAGGGCGGCCCACTTTACGGGTGGGCTTGTTGCCGGTTGTCGTCTTGATTCCTTCCGTTCTCTTTGCCATAGAAAAAAGGGTCTGCGGCCGGATGAATAGCCACAGACCCTTCCAGGAAACCTACTACCAACAATGTGTCCTTTCGTCGTTAAGATTCGCGGATCTACCGCTCGTCTTGTCTGTGGGCTATATCTTCATAGCCTTACGATGCAAAGGAGCCAACTCTCGGCACATTATGCAAGAGTTTGACGAAAAATTTTCATATTTTTTTGTGGCCAGGGGATTGATGGGACGAATTGTTCAAAAAGTTTGTGTTTTTCTTAGGGAGAAAGCCTGCTTCAGGGCGATTTATTGTTCAATATGTACAAAAAATCCCCAAGCTCGTGGCCCGGGGATGATATGCGTATTTGTGGTATTCATTTTAATACGTAATCGCAATGGCCGATTAATGCCTGCTTGATATGATTGTTCATAGGGTATAAGTATACAAGCAAACCTTCTTTGCGTGCAAATTTTATAGGAGCTATAAAATCGGAATCCCCTGCGATTAATACTATCTTATCAGCAGAATGTTTGGTTGCCATTGTTGCCATATCAAGACCAAATTTCATATCAACGCTTTTTTGCTTAAAATCAGGCTTCCATTCCTTGCTATGCATATCCTGTTTCCACCCGGTAAATGACAACTCGCCGAGACGCAATGCGAATCTGTCTTTTGCGCATAAATCGTCCAGATATTTGTTCTTCATTGTGTAACCGAAACTTTTCGAATAATCAATGTCATTCCCATCAACATCCTTAATAGTGCCTCCGAATGGTCTGCAATCATAATAAAATACACGGAATAAAATATCGTTATATTCTCCGGCTGTTTTTGCTTTCACAAGTCCCATGACAGCGTTGACTGTGTCTAAAACATCGTTGGGTGTCGGGTTACGTCTATTTGTTTTTCTGAAACATTGCCAAAAAAATCCCCCGTCAATCAGCACATTAACTTTTGTCGTCATATTATAAACGTTTGTTGTAGTATCTGTACAATTAAGCCGCCCTTGCGAGCGGCTTAACGGCAGACCTATCTGCATCGGATTTTGTTGCCAGCCTACTGGCTTCGGATTATGCTGCAAATATAACACAGCATATATACTAATGCAAATTTTTCGCCAACTTTTTTTGTTGCACAATGAAAACGTATTCGAAAACACGTTTATTGTTGCAACGTGCAAAAACGATCCAACCAAAAGGTTCGGGATTGCCAGGGCTTCAAATATTATTTGCGCATTTGCTGATCCTTGAAGATAAATCGAGCAGGGCGTTGCGCAATATCTCTTTCTCCGCTTCGTCGAAGTCATCCGGTTTCCCGTTATTCATGCCATCCATTTTGTGATAGAGCCAAGACCGCGATTTCCCGAAGTACTTTTCCGATATTTTGGCCCAAGATACGTCCAGCAGGATGTCCGACATCTTCTGTTTTACTGTCTCCCGATTTTGTTTTACAATGATTTCCATATTTGTCTTTTTGTGCCCTCGGCCATTGGCCGAGGGCTGGTTGTTAATCACGTTCCAATAATTCTTGTAGGATCATCTCGATATACCATTCTTGTTCTTCTTTCCCGTTGGGATAGGCTTTGTGGTAATTGCGTATAGATTCGATCAAATCCCACTCTTTTTCTGTTAGTTCGACATTCATATCGTTTGTTCCTTTTCTGTAATACAAATATAATACACTTTTGCGTATTATGCAAATTTATTGCGAACAAAATAATAAAAAACGCCCCGGCAGAAATCGGGGCGGGAGTGGGGAGGGTGGGTTAATATTTAGTACATTTTACTCGTTGCAACTATATCATCTCGGTATTTGTAAATATCATTAAGCGATTCAAGCAGGTGCTTTGTACCTTTTTTTCTCCGTGTCGAATGTCTCAATGTACTTATTCGAACTGTTGAAATGCAGGCGGCAAATCGGTTTGCGATTGTTATCATCAAGCAAAATGCCGAAATAGGAAATCGTGTCGCGGTGCGCCACCCGACTGATGTCGTCTATTTCGGGATAAAGAATCGAGCGCACGATGTAGAACCCCTGCATTTCTTCTTCAGTAGTAACGATTCGGTTATCCTCGGTTTTGTCCATATCTTCCGAGGGGCCCGCTGGTTCGGGCTTGGCTTCAGTTTTGTTTTCAACCATTGTATCGGCTGAAATGGCCGATTTGAGCCGCTCATTCATGTAGTCGTTCGTGTACTGCGCGAATGCCTGCTTTACGATGGTCCGAAATTGTCCCATTACAACATCGTTGAAACGGCCCGGATAGATTGGCCGGGCAAAGTATTTGACAAATTCGTCACTCGGTTCATTGACTTCTTTGACAATGGCATTGCGGATTTCGTTCGTGTATTTGAGTTCGCTGGCCGTATTAAGGATTGTATCCACGTCGAAATAGCTCTTGTGGAATTCGCGGAGTTTGTCTACCTGGGACTCCCGGTATCTTTCCATGTTAAACTCGAAAAAAGGCTTTTCATCCATCTTGTTCTTCTCGACAAGGTCTGTATAGAATCGATAAACGATGCCGTTGGTCAGTATTCCGAAACGGGCGTTAGATACATGGAAATAGCGGAACAACTGTCCGTTGTGCGAGTTGAGGTCGTCTTTCCAGAGTTTGCATTCGATTAGAATAATCGGCTGTCCTTCTTTATGGATGGCATAGTCGATTTTTTCGCCTTTTTTGATGCCCAGGTCGCAGGTGAATTCGGGCACAACCTCGGTTGGGTCGAAAACATCATACCCCAGTGCTTGCAGGAAAGGCATGATGAAAGCCGTTTTAGTAGCCTCTTCCGTTTGGATGTTCTCCTTGAGTTTAATGACACGTTCGCTCAAGAGCTTGATTTGGTCTTTGAAGTCCATAGTCTTAGGAGTTGTAGTTTATGACGCTTTATAGAATATTTCTTTTAATCACTCCGGTCACCCCATTTTGCCGGATTAGATCCTCGCATACGGAAAATAGTAAAAGTTTCTTAATAGTCTAAGTAAATATACTATTTTTTGAGATGTTCAAGCCATTCAGTCCATGTCATAAGTTCATCACGACGGTAAGAACCGGCGACTATTCCGTCTTTTGTACATACAAAGGACCCATTGGAATTAAGGCTGATTATTTTCATCTGCTCTTCTGTTGCTATGCGAACTACGCGACTTCCGATTACCCAATCGGGCATGGAAGCGTCTTTTTGTTCGCCTTGTGCTTTTCCCGATTTTAATTTATTACTGACGCGTTTATCCATGCGTGCGATATATTCTTTAATCTGGGCAACATCATTTGTCATTCCCCACAACTTAAAGAAGAGAATGATTTGTAAAATACCGAAAACAATTAACAATAAAGTAGCAATAAGTTCCATACACGTTCATTTTATTATTATACAATTTACCCCCCCCCGAATACTCGGAAAGGGGCATTTTTTTATTTTGTTTTATGGGGGAAGCCCATATTTGTTATTTTTACTTCAAAAATCCCCCCCCCTCGGCTTTTTGTGATATAATGTTTTGATGCACAGAATATTAATATATCTGAAAAGAACACTTTTTGGCCCAATGCAAAATTACCCATTTTGAAAGGAGGGTGTTCGCCTCCTTTCGGGTGCAATCCGCACGATAAGCCTGGTTAATGTTCATCCGTCAGCTCGCCTTGCTTTTCTTCGACTGCACCCAACCGTCGGGAGAGGACCTCATCGGCCGCCGTTTGCTGCCCTGCGGTAAGACGACGAATCAATTCGTCTTTTTCCACGAGCTGCTGTTTCAGCGTGCTGATGTAGTCCATCGCCATAGCCAGTTGATCCATCATAGCCTGTGTGTTTGTTGGGTTAGTACTATTGTTATTTGTTGGGGTTGTCCCAGTATTTTTTTTCATAAAGTACTCAATGAGCAATCGGGCATTGGGTACTGATGGTTTAGTGGTTCTGGTTCTATAATTAGAGATAGTAGACGGATGTATGCCCGTCCCTTTAGCCACTTGGTTATTATTTTCAGAGCTTTCTGTTAATAATTTGATAGCTCTATCTATCTCTATATTAGTCATGTAATGTATGTGCTTATGCGTGTTTCTAAAATTATAAAAATATTTTATCTAAAACAAGATGCATTGTATCTAATTTTAGATATATTTGCATTGTGGAATTGAACTACACCGCAAAGGTAAAGAGTTCTACGCCGCAAAACAATGTAAAGATATATAAAAAAGATTGGAATAACCAAATCCGAAAGGGCGAAATAGTGTGCCAATAGGGTTTACAAATGTTCTTTGAATACATTTCATTATGCTTGCATTAACGGTGTTGCAAATACTGAATGTTGCATTATTGATAACGGCCATATGGTTACGGCTCGACGCGCTGTGCATACGGCGTAGACGTTTGACTGTATTAAAAGAGATTAGAAAGATACAGAATAAGCGCCGTTACCATCCTTTCATGGCTGGACGAAGCAATAACGGAATACCAATCCTATAACCATTAATATAAACGAAATATATGCAACCATCTCACAAACCGAAAAGAACCTCGATATTTCGACGCGTGAAATTATTTTGCATTCGCCGTCAACGATCAAAGCGTCGTCGGCAGGAATCAAAAGTGTTTCTTTTAAGTCGTCAAATCGTTCTTCGATTCTGTGCATTACCTGACTTGTGGCGCGAATATTTTGATACAGAGCGGCCGAAAGAGCAAGCAGACATATTCCGTTCAGCAATACTGTCGCAATGCTTATCCAATATGTACAATCCGGATAGCAAGCATGTATGCCATCCGGATTGTCCGATATGGGCCGCCCTAATGAGCAAACCAAAGTCAGAATAGTAGCCGACGCAACAAACATAGTGGAGTGGACGCGGTATTTCCATACAGCGAGCTCGTCAAAGTAGGCGTTACGGTCCCTGATAAGTGCATCGGCGTACCTGATAACGAGTTGGCCCCGTGGGCTTAACGGTTGCATGATTAGTTCTTTGAAGTTAGGTTTTTTATGGTTTCGGAAAGGTTCTCGATGGTGCGCTGCTGGGAGGCTATGACCGCCAAGAGGTCGGAAAACGACGCATCGGATTCCGATTTAGTGTGCATATCGCCATTCCCGGTAAGCAACCATTCGCGCGATATTTGCAAGTAATCCGCAATTACTTCTACGGTCTTGATACTGGGCTTTGTGGTTGAATTTGCCAAAATGCGGCTTAGTGTAGCCTGCGATACATTAGTTTTAGCGGAAAGTTGGTAAGGTGTGATTCCCTTATTTTCAATTACTTGCCGCAGTCGTTCCCCGAAAGTCATAAATTGAACTAAAAATTAATTACAAAATACTTGCAATATACTTTTACAATACTTATATTTGCATTGTGATACACGGCAAAGGTATAGTTACCTACCGATTATTAAAATGTAAAAATATACAAAAAAACGATAATAACAATGAATCATTCACAAGAAGACATCGAGCGTTGCGCCTTTGTAAAGGGTTACAACGTCATCCGCGCCCGGAGAAAAGGCCGGGACCTTGCCAGCATTGCTATGGATGAGATCAGCCAGGCATTGAAAGAAGGCGGCCTATGCGACAAAGCGTTCCACAATCGCAAATACGGCTATGTGAACCATACGCCCACGGAGCGGGAGAAGATCGAACAGATATTTACCAAATGGGGAGTATCCGATCCCTGGGGCTTGGCCTAAGGCTATGAAAACTGACGCCATACTGAGCAAACGCGAGCGTGAGGTGATGAACCTCGTCGTGTTGGGCTATTCGGCCCGCGAGATCGCAGATCGGATGAACGTGATCTACCAATGCGTAGCCAACCACCTCCAGAGCATCTACGACAAGACGGGCACGAAGCGGACCTTGCAGGCATTGGTTACCTGGTATTTCACGCAGAATTTCGGCATCACGCTCAACGTGTCCGAGATGACCCGACGCATCGGGGCCACGGTTCTGCTGTGCCTGTTCTCGGTGGAGGTGTTCAGTACGGATTTCGAATGTCGCATGTTGCGCAGTCCCCGTCGGGGCCGCGGGTTCCGGGTGGAGGAGCTGATAGAGAGCTAAACCAACAACACAACAAAACTAATTGCAAATAGGTAAAAGACGATTCGGCGAATGTTGGGAATTGCGAAATAATTGATTACTATAAAATTATGCAAAGTTTATCAAGACAAATCCGTCGAGGCAATGCCTACATCTACCTCGACAATGTGACCAAGACTGTCGAAGTCATGCAGAAGCGCGGAACCTATCGCGCCTTCTACCGCCGTATGCAAATTAATCGCTTGCCTGAGCACGAGCGGGAATATTGTGAGCGAGTAACGAAGCCTATCCGGAAGTGGCAGAAATAGCCTGACAAGACAGTCATAATAGTCTGTTCATTCCGGGGTGATCTGATCATCTACCCGGGAGCCAAAAGCAGCCCGCAAGGGTTAGGGGTTTGATCGCTGGCAATAACCCCAGCCGCAAGGCAGAAAGCGATCGGGCAGTCGGAGCCACACCATTCCGACCGACGCCTGCAACGTAACTGCACTATGTGCCGCCATTGAGAAGATGCGGCCGCGAGTAAGCAAATAGCCGAAATGCGCGAAAGACCGGCACGGGCTCCAAAGCTGCGATGATATGAGCGGCGAGGACCATCGGGATAAATAGAACGCAAATTATGCCCGTGCGGTTTTGATCGACTTCACGGGCTCCAATGCGGGCTGAGTGCACACGTTCTTTCTGTCCATTTTGTAGTTTAAGTTAGTGGTTATCACACCGCGCAAAGCCCGCACCCTTGCCCTGATGGCGCCGATGCACGTGATCGGTGTGCTTGGCCTTCGATGGTGTCAGGGCACAATAACCTTAAAATTTCAAGGCTATGAAGAAAGATTCAAGAAAGCCCCAGGCCCGCATCTTGGCCTACTTCATCAGAGGCGGCACGCTGACGGTGTGGAAAGCGATGAACAAATTCGGCACAACAGAGCTGCGAAAGATCGTCACGCGGCTCCGGCGTAAAGGCTACATCATCGTCGGCGATTGGTGTTACAGCCACGATGCCGACAGAGGGCGGATTGTCCGCTACAAAGAGTATCATATGGTCGTTAACCCTGAAATTGCACAAATATGAGAACCGAGACATTCAAGGCCCGGAAATTTCTGGGCATGGACTTCACTCCGCGGAAGCGATACCGCGCGGAGATCGAACGGCTGGAGCGCGTAAATGCGGACATTCGCCGGAGTTTCACCGCGGGTGAAAAAGACCGCAATGACCTCCTTAAAAAGTGCGCCGAAGAACGGAACATTCGTTATGCCGCTGAGGCCGAATTACAAAAATATCGGCGTAAACGCGGCGCCGGCGGGCGTTTCGTCAAAGAATAAGGCGTATTAACGCCTCCTTTCTTTATCCATCATTGCACGTCGCCCGCCATCCGTGAGGCCCGCGGGCGATATTTGGAGGGTTGGCCGAGTGGTTGAAGGCTCCGGCTTACTAATCCGGCGAGCGGAAACGCTTTGGGAGTTCGAATCTCTCACCCTCCGCAACCCCTTTATTGGTGATGCAAGTAGAGCGACGATAGCGCAAGGGATTATTGCCGATTGCGCGGCAATGGCAAAGTGGAACAGACGCTTGACTCTATCGGACAGGTTATGCGAAAGCATCTGGCAGCCGGGAAAGACCGGCATTTATTGAGCTATGGTGTAACGGTAACACATCACCCTTTGGAGGTGGCGCTTCCGGTTCGAATCCGGGTAGCTCAACAAGTGATAAGTTCTTGTAATTATGAATGATATTTTCAAGGATATTAAAGAAAAGAACCTCGTGCCCTTACGGCTCAATAGAAACACGGTAATCCTGGTTCCTCCGGAGAAAGCCAATGAGAAATACAAGGCGCGCTACCTCAAAAATGCCGAGAGGGCGCGGAGGATGGCAACGCATTTAGATTAGTTATGAAAACTATTGAGGGAAAAGCCACTGGATTTATAGATGAATATGAAATAGTGCCAATGGCTGATTTTCAAGATTATAAAGTATTTGGTGTTATTGCCAATATGGAGTATATTCCATACACGACAATCCGTGTTTCAAATAAGTTTTTTACGCTTGTATCATTCAACTATGATAGTGTGTATAATCCTGTTTTAATATTGGACGGACGCATGATTTATGATCCATGTTTATGGGCTATGACATTCAAATATAATCATCAATTATATGCTCTCATATCATTTAATAAAATACTACCTCAAGATAAAGAGGCTATTATTCGTCAAGTGACGGGAGACAATGAAATATATAGTATTGATAGTAAGTATGAATCTTTCATTAAATACAATTTTTTTACGGAAATAGTTTGGCAAAATTGTTATAGAAGCAGAATGTACGATGGTGGTTATCGAATTATTCGTCCTGATTATGTATTTAACCATTTTGACAAGTTCGACGATACTGAAAAAGCCCGATTTAATGATATATTCCAAGGCGGGACTCCGAGCATGAAATATATTAAGAATCCGATACAGAATGCCAATGATCTGGATAAATTAAGGTTTGCACAAAAATATATAAAGTCGATAGTTGATCTTAAAAAACAATATAGCCATGAGACCTGTTAATGAAAAATCATTATTCCACGCGCTTTGCGAGGTTATGGATAAGACTATGAGTGGAGAATATTCTACTGATCAAGCGATAGCTGTCGTCAAAACGTCTAACGAACTTACAAAGTTACTCCGCTTAGAACATGATAGGGCTCGCCTCCAAATGGAAATATATTCGTTTAACAAGGACAATAATTCAGATATTGAAATTCGAGAATTAGCATCAAAGGGTTTTGACAATACAACGGCCATTCCAGATGGCATTTGTTACGACAAATCAGGTAATCGCCCATATACTAATTGCGAAAAGGCTGAATAATATTTTGCAGATTCGAAATGAATTCGTATATTTGCCTTTGCCAAACTTTCCATTCCGTATATACGGACGACATATTAGCCTATTAGGGCGAGTTTTCAGTCACTTCGTTTGCGGAGTGGGGAGTTTGGCGACTTTTTGAAGGCTCGCCCTTCTTTTTATATACTATAACCAAACTTTCAGACAAATGCCAAACTCCCCTGAAAGTGGTACCCGGGTAAATAACACCCAGACCACACCGCGCGCAAAGCGTTTCCCGTATTTTCTCCGCGACATGCGGAAACTCACTCTGAGCGAAGAGCAAACCTACCAGGTATCCTTTACCGCAACCGTACACAAAGAGTACGGCAATCAACCCGTGGGTCTCGATTTTTCGTGTCCCTACAAAACGGCGCATCCTCTTCTTGCGCTGGGATATGCCATTGCCGACTGTGAAGACCGGTATTTCTCGACCGAAATAGAGGTCGGGTCGATTCGCATCAAAAAATTCTAAACCGCTGAATCATGGAGCATCTTGTAACGCTGGTTCTGCCGCTATTGGTGATAGCCGCAGTCTTCGGTATCGTCTACTCCGACAAGCGCATCTACGACGCCGTGGAGGTCATTCTCACCCGCGTATTTGAAAAATTCGATTAGCCATGAGAAAGGAAAACAAGCCTCGATGGGGTCTTGACGACATCAACAATCTGATCTATATGTACCGTCACGGCACCAGCATCGAAGAGATAGCGGCGGAGCTCGGGCGAACTGAATGCGCCGTGAAGGTGCGGCTCTCCAAACTTCGGGATGCGGGTCATCTCCCCGCGTCCGAAGTCAAAGGCAATCATACCGAAGCAATGCCCGTTCCGTGGCCGTTCGCGGGCTGGGATGAGGGTCATCGCAAACATCCAACCTTTTTACACCGTCAGTTACCATGAACACGCAATACCGCACTACGACGACATCCCCGGCCCTCCCGGTTACAGAGGAGCTGGTGGACATTCCCAGCGAGCACATCACGGGTGAGCGCGGCGAATGGTCGAGAATCCGATCCCGGCTGACGGATGTGGACTTCAAGTTGATCTTTCAAGCCATCCGGGAAGCTATCGACAAGGATGTCCGTGGCGATCAGGACGGTCAGATATACACCGTAGCCTACAAAATCTACGACATCCGAGCGGTACATCATTACGAACCGATCACCGAAATGCGCTACGACGTGGATTTCGCATGTTACGAGGAAGTTCAGGTCGGATGCCGGGACAGCATCGAAATATTGAATGTCACCGACATCGACGGACGGATATGGCCGGGCCACTTGGCCAGTTTGAGAAATTACGCAAAACAAAACAATTTATAACCAACAACAACTATGGAAGACAACAAGATTCAGCAGGAAAACGTCCCTGCGACTATTCCGGCTCCGGCTTCAGGTGATTCGATGCTTGTTTTCGCCTCGCAAGCCAACTTCGAAAATGCGCAGCGTATGGCCATATCGCTGGCTTCGTCCACTATCGTCCCGGTGCAGTATCAGAAATCGAAAACGCCGGAGGCTGTCGCCAACTGCATCATCGCGCTGGAAATGGCCAACCGTATCGGAATGTCGCCGCTGCTGGTGATGCAGAACCTCTACGTGGTATACGGCAATGTAGGCTGGTCATCGAAGTTCCTGATCGCCGCTCTGAACACCTGCGGTCGATTCTCACCACTTCGCTACGAACATGAGAACGAGGGCGACATGGACAAGTGGCGCTGTCGGGCGTGGGCTATCGACAAGACCACAGGCAGCCCGTTGCACGGCGCTTGGGTGTCGCTTCAAATGGCCAAAGACGAAGGATGGTACGGCAAGGCCGGCAGCAAGTGGAAGACGATGCCCGAGCTGATGCTTCAATATAGGTCGGCGGCGTTTTTCCAGCGGACCTATGCCCCGGAAATCTCTATGGGGATGCAAACCGTCGAGGAAATCCGAGACGTGGTGGATACCACCTACGAGGACGTTACGCCGGGCCGGCAGGTTTCCGGGTTCGACATTTCATCCATCAAGACCGAGGCAGACATCAATTCAGCTCTGCTCCGCGGGTATATCGGTAAGGAGGAGGCGGACAGCCTGCGCGAGATGCTGACCAAGACCAAGGCCGCGGAGGATGTTGTTGCGGCGGCAATGGAACAGCAGGAAGGCGCGAACCTCTTCCCGGGTGAATAAACACGTAAAAGATTATGAACGGCCAGAACATCTATCAGAACACCCCCGAATGGTATAATTCCCGCCTGTATCATTTCACGTCGTCGGAGTTATACCGGTTGATGAAGAAGCCCAAGACGGGAGATATTGCCGAGGCGGCCAAGACCTACATTCTGGAGAAGTTGGCCGAGGACATTACCCGCGGGACATGTATTGATTACACCGATCAAGGGTCCCGTGCCACACGCTGGGGGCATATCTACGAGCCGGATGCACGGGCAGCCTACGAGGAGCGCACGGGCAGCACAGTCGATCTTTGTGGATTTATCGAGTGGTCACGGACTTTCGGTGGCAGTCCCGACGGGCTTGTGGGGGAAGATGGCATCATCGAAATCAAGTGCCCCTACAACACCACCGAGCACACCCGGCACCTGCTCCTGGAGACGGCTGCGGAGCTGCACGGAATCAAGCCCGAGTACTACACGCAGATTCAAGGTAATCTGCTCGTGACGGGCCGCAAGTGGTGCGACTTCATCTCCTACGACCCTCGGTGTCAGAACCGATACTTTATGCTCAAAATCCTGCGTGTGAATCGGGATGAGGAGTTCTTAAAAAAAATACGTGCGGCGATAGATGTTGCCGACCGGGTAAAAGAACAGATAGCCGACAGAATGGTAAGAATATGTATGAGTTGAAAAAGTGGGAGGTCGATCAGGTAGTGCGTATTCTCCGAGACCTGAATCGATGCCGGGGCCAGACTATGAAAGAGCAGAACGCATTGCGAAACGCCAAATTGTTGTACAAGAAAATCATCAAACGTCATGACAAGGATCGACGAGATAAGAAGGGAGGCCAGGGACATACAATGCCTGCTTGAATGTCTCAATGATGCCGACATCAACGCGATGATCGGACGCCTCGATCAGTTGGGAGTATACTATGCCCGCAGCGGTGAGTTGTTGAGTGAAGTGACTGGCCTGCGCGACACGGCCGTAGCGCAGTTCTTTCACGACGAACGCGAGGCGATTCTCTCTCTGTCGCCATCAATGGCCACGAAATTGGTGAACAGCGCAACGGCAGAGTTGAACGCATTGGAGAAGTGGCTTGACCGGATCAATGCGGCGTGCAAGCACCAATGCGATAACCTGCGCACGATGATCAGTTTCGAGAAAGAGAGAATGAGGTTATGATATGGCAAGACCTAATAAGACTGGATTAGATTACTTTCCTTTAGACGTGGATTTTTTCGCAGACGAGAAAATTGCTGCTATTTCCGGAGAATTTGGGATAAAGGGCGACATCGTTGTTATCAAGCTGCTTTGTGCGGTATACCGAAACGGATACTTCATATTGTGGAATGAGCCGATGAAATATAAAATGCTTCGAGATCTTCCGGGAATAAGCCCTGAACTACTTGACCAAATAATAAACCGCTTAGTTAAATGGGGATTTTTCGACGAATCCCTGTTTAACTCGGTGAAGGTTTTAACGAGTCAAGGAATTCAGAAGCGATTTTTTTCGATAACCAAAAGACGTAATACAGGTGCCAAATTGCCTTATGTCTTAGTTTCTGCATACAATAATGGGGTTTCTGCATGCAATAACCCCGTTGCAAGTGAGTTATTGCATACAATAACCCCCCAAAGTAAAGTAAAGGAAAGTAAAGATATTACTCCTTACGTCGTAATATCATCATCTTCTTCTCCCTCTGGAGCGCGCACGCGCGAGGAAGGGGAAAGCCCGGAGAAAACGGGAACGGGTGGAATCACTGCGTGTGCTCAGGAAGCCCAACCCCGTAAATCCCCGGACGTAGCTCCCGAAAAAAGTTGCGCGAAAAAAGTACCCCCGCAGCCGCTCCCCGATGGCACATACGAGTATATTCCCGTAACGGCTGTCGCAGACTATCTCACAGGCGAAGATGGATGGATCGAGTCGTTGTGCATGAACAAGCATCTCGATCGGGATTACGTCGAGCATAAAATCCGCGAATATGCCGCCGACGTGCAGAATAGCGGCGAGGTGGTCAAGGACAAGCGGGACTGCAAGCGTCATTTCAACAACTGGCTGCGCAAGAGCCAGCAGTACGAACAAAACCAACGAATTGTGAGTCATGGACGAAGTACAAAGAATCAACCCCCAAGCCCTGATGAACTCGCTCGGGCCGTCGCCGAAGGAATCTCTCGCGCTCACACTCGCCAAGAGTGGGATTGAGGAGGTCTCCGTACTTGCCGGGCCTCCGGCATCGGCGGCACATATCGCCACGGCGGTGCATAAGCTGTCCGTATGTTTCCCGGATATGTCGAGCGAATTCTTCTCCATCCTTGCCGAGCGTATCGGAAAGACGGGGATGAGCGGGAAGCGGCTGGAATATGCCCTGAACAGGGTACTGGACACGTTTACGTACAAACGGCTGACGATTGCCGACATTCTGGGAATTGATGTGAAATGTCGGATTCTGACGTATTCTGCGATGTGTAATGAAGTAGCTCGGAACGGCGGCAGCACGGACGATTACGCTCCGATACGCATCAATGGGGCTGAGAAACCCGGCTGGGTGCTCAAAGTGGACAAGGCACGGTATCATATCCCGGACGAGCTATGACGTACATCGGCATTGACACGGGTGTGCATACAGGCTTTGCCGTATGGCATTCGGACACAAAATATCTCGCCGAGGTCTCCACGTACACCATCACCCAGGCAATGGAGCGCGTGAAGATGATCGCGGATATTCGTGGTAAAGATAATATCCGGTTGTTTATTGAGGATGCCCGGCAGCGCAAGTGGTTCGGACACTCCGGGCGGGAGAAATTGCAGGGCGCAGGCTCCGTGAAACGCGATAGCCGCATTTGGGAGGACTGGTGTAGGGAACAAGGGCTGCAATATCGGATGATAGCTCCTGGGTACAACCGCACGAAACTCACGGAGGCACAGTTTAAGACAATAACGAAGTGGCAGGGCAGGACATCGGAACACGCCCGGGATGCCGCCTGCCTTGTTTTCGGACGATAACTAACATTTAACCAACTACCAACAACTATGAGCAAAGAGATTAAAATATCGATTAATAACCGCTGGACAGGTTCTATTATTTTCGAGTATTCGAGCGTTGATAATACTCTCGCCAAAACAGTATTGGAGGCTTTGAAAGGCGGAGCCGACCTGTGCGGAGCCGACCTGTGCGGAGCCGACCTGCGCGAAGCCGACCTGCGCGAAGCCTACCTGTACGGAGCTAACCTGTGCGGAGCCGACCTGCGCGAAGCCTACCTGTACGGAGCTAACCTGTACGGAGCTAACCTGCGCGAAGCCAACCTGTACGGAGCTAACCTGCGCGAAGCCAA